CAAAAAGCCCGACCAAGCGATAGCGCATAGTTGCGGCACATAGGGATAAAGACATGGGTAAAGATAAAGACAAGCATCCACACCTGACAGTTGTCAGTGATGAAGGTGACAAGTTAACGGCTAAACAAGAACACTTCTGCCAGCTAGTCGCACAAGGTCAGACACTGACTGATGCATACAAAACGGCATACAACGTCAAAGAAGGCACAAAGCCTTCTACAGTATGGGTTAACGCCTCAAACTTAGCGACAAAGAACACTAAGGTCACAAGTAGGATAAAGGCCATTACTGACGAAATCACCGCACGTAAACGGACAGACGAAGACAAGCTGAAAATCTGGGTGACTGACAGGCTCAAAGAAGAGGCAATGAGTGGCAGTGATACGTCACGGGTCAGCGCATTGGTAGCGTTGGGCAAATCAATTTCGATGTTCAGCGACCGTATCGAGACAGACACGCCAAGTGATAGGACTGCTTCCGACATTGAGGCAGATTTGCAACGGCGCTTGGCGGTGTTGATGGGTGAGTGACCGCCCCCTGACGAATTTGTACGAGGTTGTGACCCCACCCTGCCCCCACACCCGTGATAGATGCCTGTGCTAGGCTCGTTATATACATGATGTTTTACACAACCGATTACCAAGCAAATTACAAACCCTGCAAAGGGGAGTGCTACTACAGAGGCCCAAGGAAGCCCGAAGAGAGCCTTTGTCTTAAATGTGGTATGACAGAGCGTGAGAAGCAGGAATGGCGTTCTATGAGCCTTGAGGCGCGTCTAGCGCTGTCGTTTGAGGTCAATGATAGGATGAACTATGCGTGGATGATGTGGGAAGTGATGGAACAGCCCACGAAACACTGACCCCCACCCCCTTAATTTGTACTAGGATACAATTTATCTGAAACGCCCCGGACGTTTTTCAGGATAAGTTAACTAGGATTCCTAACCGCGTACAAATTTTACTACTATTTTTCGTAAAAGTACTCTTCTGTGTCCCCTAGCCTGTACTTATTTCCGGATTCTACCTGATAATATTCGGTAGATACCTTGAAATCGGGCATTGATGGGTTCTCTGGCGTCAGGGAGTTGTCATATACCCGCATTCTGTTGTTCGGGTACAGTGCATATTGCCCATTCTCTAGCTCTATCAGGTTAAATGACTTGTGTTCCTCTGGGATTTCGGACGTTGAGTAGTCTATTTCGTCTGCCTGTGCGTGATAATTGTCTAACGTGCAGATATATGTGCCGTAAAAGTTGCCTTCATCGCGTGTTCGGACCTCAAAATCCATAGAGCCAATGAATTGCTTGTAAATAGACGTGACACCATAGTCCATACAGTTCCAGAATTGCAAATTGGGTAGGGACAGGTCGGGTTCTGGCGTTTTAGGCTCTGATACAAAGGCACTAATCGGTAGTTTGTCGTACAGAGCGCCGTAATGAGGCAGGTAAGTCTCAAAATAAAAGGCTCTGCCGGGGATGGACTTCGCTGTTACCCAATGCCCCTCAACAAATTCACCATGTCCCTCTTGATGGTCCATGAGATATTCTTTGCGAACATAAACTTTAGCGTTTGGAATATTAGTCAGTAGTGTTGACATTCGTAAATTCCATATCGTCTGGGTGTACACAGCTTGTCAGCTTAAATATCATGGGGGCTTGTATCATTCTGAATACATCTATCGAATCTTCAATCATTTCCACAATACGAATCTTGCATTCTTCCTCAGTATCATAAGGACCACGGTCATCGCTTATGAGTATGCAGTCAGCAGGGTTTGCTATATGACAAGCTACAATAAATGCCTTAAACATTTAACACGCCTCCTTATCAGTACAGGAGACAGGATAGCATTGAACAATTACTTTGAAATACTTGTTTCCGTTATCTTTACCTTTCATCTCTTCATAAGAAGAAAATTCACACTGTTCCTGATGATACTCTTCTTTCAACACATCTTGTCTACTCAAGACCCATTCTTCGCCTGTGTAAGTCCACATACCTAGTACAAGGGCAAACTCTTTCATCAGAAAGGTATCCCATACTTTTTGATTTTGTTCAGGTCTTTCAGATGCTCAAGTCCGTGATTAGCACATAAAGTTTTGCCGTAAGTCTTAATGAGCGCTGGCTTATCACACTTATCGCAGACTTCCTGCGTTTGCGATACACTCTTCAAGGTCGATTTGCTCTGGGTCATCATCGCCTCTCCCCTTTTTATCAGAGGGGTTCTGCGGCTCTGGCCTTTCCGATTCATGATGACTATATGCTGTAGGTTTTTTTTCTACAATAAAAGCCAAAGCCGCTTTCCCCTACCATGCTTCCAGAGTTGTCTGGTCCGGTAAATTGTACCGTAGTACATATGTACTATATAGTACATACTAGTATTATATATTATATACATCTCTAGTTAAAGTACATAATGTACTATATACTAAAATTTGAAGCGCAACGTCTCCCGGCGCTTCCGGTGGGGTAGAGCATCCTCCCTTGCTCCCCCACCGTCATTTTTTAGGGAGAGGGAGTTTTTTATGAGAGAAGATATAATTCGTGCCTTGATTGCTCAAGCCCATGGTAATATCCAACTGCACAAAACAAACATAAAGGTCTATCTATCCAACCCAGCGGGAATAGGAGAGCATTCTGATATTCTTGAGGCTATTCAGGGTGAACTTGATAAGATATCAATTCACAGAGACAGAATAGAGATATTGGAAGAGATTGACGATGACCAATATAATACAGTTTCCGGGTAACCCATCTATACATGAAGACCCTGATTTAGACCCAAAAGAAATGTTAGGGGTTCTTCGAGAAGAAGTAACTATGACTGAAGCCATGGTTATTGGATGGACAGACGAAGGAAATCTGTTTATGGCTACATCTCATGGCAAAGCGGCTGATATGGTGTTTCTGTTAGAGCTTGCCAAATCAGTTTTACTAAACAGATGCGTGTCTGATGAATAACACTGCGTTAGTTATGAACAAGATATCTCAGTTGCCTGTGCAACAAAGGCAAGAGATTATTGGTCTATTAGAGGAACTGGAAGAGGCAAAAGCCAAAGAGTCGTCCAGAACAGACTTCATAACCTTTGTCAAAAGAATGTGGCCCTCTTTCATTGCTGGTCGTCATCACAGCATTATGTCTGATGCATTTGAGCGCGTAGCAAACGGAGAGCTAAAGCGACTAATCATCAATATGCCGCCACGACACACTAAGTCGGAGTTCGCATCGTATCTGTTTCCCGCATGGTTTCTTGGCAGATATCCAGAAAAAAAGATTATTCAGACGGCACACACTGCGGAGCTTGCTGTAGGCTTTGGTCGTAAGGTCAGAAACCTAATCAACCAAGAGGACTTTCAGGAAGTGTTTCCCGGAATATCTCTTTCCGCAGACTCAAAGGCCGCTGGTCGTTGGAATACAAATAAAAAAGGAGACTACTTTGCGATTGGTGTCGGCGGTGCAGTTACTGGTAAAGGTGCTGACGTTCTCATTATTGACGACCCACATTCGGAACAGGAAGCGGCACTGGGGGCTTACAACCCAGATGTCTATGACAAAGTTTACGAGTGGTACACGTCAGGGCCAAGACAAAGACTCCAGCCCGGAGGAGCGATAATAATTGTTATGACCCGTTGGTCAACGCGAGATTTGACGGGACAAATAATTAAATCAGCTACACAAAGAGAGGGCGCAGACGAGTGGGAGGTAATTGAGCTTCCGGCAATTCTTCCGTCAGAGGAGCCACTGTGGCCTGAGTTTTGGCCTTTGGACCAGTTACAGGCACTAAAAGCAGAACTGCCTGTATCGAAGTGGTCTGCACAGTATCAGCAAGACCCCACAGCAGAAGAAGGGGCGTTGATTAAGCGAGAATGGTGGCAAGAATGGGAATATGATAGCCCGCCACCGTGCGAAGCAATTATACAAAGTTGGGACACAGCGTTTTTGAAAACGCAACGAGCGGACTACTCTGCCTGTACTACATGGGGCGTGTTTCATCATCCTAATGAAGATGGCGAAACAGTGCCTAATCTAATTTTGTTAGATGCTTACAAAGAAAAGCTAGAGTTTCCAGAATTAAAACGTGCCGCGTATGATAAATACTGGGAATACGAACCTGACCAAATGGTTGTAGAAAAAAAGGCCTCTGGTGCGCCTTTAATTTTTGAACTTAGGGCCATGGGCATTCCTGTTACAGAGTTTACACCATCCCGTGGACAGGATAAAATAGCAAGAGTTAACGCCGTCAGTGACCTTTTTGCCTCTGGTGTAATATGGTGTCCAGCCACAAGATGGGCCGAAGAAGTTATTGAGGAGTGCGCGGCGTTTCCTGCGGGAGAGAATGATGACTTGGTTGACTCTACAACGCAAGCATTGTTGAGATTCCGTCAGGGCGGTTGGATTAGAAGCTCTATGGATGACTGGGATGACGAACCAACATACAGAAGACCAGTCGAATATTATTAAAAGCTGTACATTGAGATATGTTTCTCATAATGAGGTGAAAAAGTATCAAGAAAAGGGCTGGAGGGTAGTCTCAGACTTTGCAGGCTCCCATCACGCTAGGTATTCTGTTATCATGCAGAAGGACGACTAACTCAGGAATTTATTATGGCTGTAGAAAAACAAATGTCTCCTGCTGAATTAGATATAGCAGGCACAGATGAGATTGAGGTTGAGGTTGTAAATCCAGACGCTGTTGGCATCTCCGTTGAGGGGGAGTCAATGGTTATCGATTTTACTGGTGATATGGCTGAACAAATTATGGGGCCAGAGCATGATGGCAACCTTGCTGAGTTTATCGAAGATGCAGAACTGCAAGCATTGGCATCTGAAATCGTTGATGATTTTGTAGCAGACAGGCAGTCTCGTAAAGAGTGGGCAAGGTCTTACGTTAAGGGATTAGACCTTCTTGGCATGAAAATAGAAGAGCGCACACAGCCTTGGGCTGGTGCGGCTGGTGTGTTTCACCCTGTCTTGACTGAAGCAGTCGTCCGCTTTCAGGCTCAGGCCATGGGCGAGATATTCCCTGCGGCTGGCCCTGTAAGAACAAAGGTCGTTGGTAAGCGCGACCCAGAAAAAATGGAACAGGCCACTCGCGTTGAAAACGAAATGAATTATCTTCTGACTGAGGAGATGAGTGAGTATCGCGATGAAACAGAGCAAATGCTGTTTCGTCTGCCTTTAGCAGGCTCTGCTTTCAAAAAAGTTTACTATGACCCAATCAATGAGCGTCCTGCGGCAATGTTTGTTCCTGCGGAAGATTTTGTTGTTTCTTATGGGGCGGCTGATTTAGCCACCGCCCCTCGTTACACTCATGTTATGAAGAAGACGCCAAATGAGATTATCGAGCTTCAGGTTAATGGCTTTTACCTTGATGTTGAATTACCTGACCCAGAGCCAGACTATTCAGATATCCAAGAAAAGTATGATGAGATTGATGGCGAAACCGCCGTTTTGGAGGACGATGACAGACACACCATCCTTGAGGTTCACGCTGACTTAAACTTGCCAGAGCCTTTCGATGACCCAGATGGCATAGCTCGTCCGTATGTTGTAACTGTTGATAAATCCAGTTTGACAATTCTGTCCATAAGGAGGAACTGGTATGAAAAAGATATTAAGAAGCGTAAAAGAGCGCACTTTGTTCACTACCGATACTTACCGGGGCTTGGGTTCTACGGAACAGGTCTTATTCATCTTATTGGTGGTCTTGCTAAAAGTGCCACAAGTATTTTGCGCCAACTTATTGATGCGGGTACACTCTCTAATCTCCCCGCTGGTCTTAAAGCTCGCGGACTGCGTATTAAAGGTGACGATTCGCCTCTCATGCCGGGTGAGTTCCGTGACGTGGACGTGCCGGGGGGTGCAATTAGGGACTCGATTGCATTCCTTCCTTACAAGGAACCATCATCAGTATTATACCAACTTCTCGGAAATATCGTGGAAGAGGGGAGAAGGATTGGCTCCGTTGCTGATGTACAAGTTGGAAACCTCAACCCGCAAGCTCCGGTCGGAACTACGCTCGCGCTGATGGAGCGCTCTATGAAGGTGATGTCTGGTGTACAGGCCCGCCTTCATGCCGCCCTCAAAAAAGAACTAAGAATATTGGGCAAAGTAATTAAAGACTACATGGGTCCAGAATACTCATATGAATTAGAAGGTGACTTTAATCGTCAGGAGGATTTCGATGATAGGGTTGATATTATCCCGGTTTCAGACCCCAATGCCGCAACCATGTCGCAAAGAGTCGTGCAATATCAAGCGGCTATGCAACTTGCTCAACAGGCTCCCAATCTTTACAACATGGGTCAGTTGCATCGTCAGATGCTCGAAGTGCTTGGAATCAAAGACGCCGACCAAATCGTAAAGTTGCCAGAGGATGTTGCGCCTTCTGACCCGGTTACAGAAAACATGGCTATCTTGAAACAAGAGCCTGTAAAGGCATTCAAGTATCAAGACCATGAGGCACACATTCAGGTTCACATTGCCGCCGCACAAGACCCCAAGTTACAGGAAATTGTAGGGCAGTCTCCTTTTGCTGGCGCAATACAAGCCGCCCTTTCAGCGCATATAACGGAACACGTTGCGTTTCAGTATCGCAAGGAAATCGAGAAAAACCTTGGCGTCAGTATGCCTAATGAGGACAAGCCTCTTCCAGAAGATGTTGAGATTGAAATTTCTCGCTTGGCGGCGCAGGCGGCAGACAAACTGCTTAATAAGAATCAGGCAGAGGCCGCACAAGAACAGGCCATGCAACAACAGCAAGACCCGCTTACGCAGATTCAACAGCGTGAAATTGCTCTTAAAGAGGCTGAGTTCCAGCACAAGCAACAACTTGACATAGCAAAGCTACAAGCAGATATGGATAAGTCAAAGGCAAATGTTGCTGTTCAAGAGGAAAGAATTGAATCTGAAGAGCGGCGTGATGGCGCAAGGCTTGGCGTTGATTTAGCTAAGACTCGTTATCAGGGACAGCGCGAAGATTTAAAATACGGCATTGAGCTTGGCAAAGAGCTAACAGAGGAGATTAATGATGCTGGAAGTGATAAAGGATAAAATCCGCGTTTATATGAATGACATAGCTGACCATATGGCTGGTGGGGGATGTCAAGACCATGAAGAATATATCCGCCTTGTCGGCAAAGTTGAGGCTTTAGCCTTAATAGAGCGTGACATTCTTGATTTGGAGAAAAGACTAGAAGAGGCGTAAGGGTTCCGTAAAGCCATTTCTTACGCTATATTGTTTTGTGGAGACTTTCAGGGATAACCTGCAAGGTACTGTGAACCTAAATCACTGCAAAGGAACAGAAATGTATTCTGCTGAAAAAACGGTTGACGAAGATGTCGCCCGCAAGATACCAGAACCCACTGGTTACAAACTCTTAATAAAGCCACTTGAGGTTAAAGAAAAAACAGAAGCCGGTATTTATATGCCAGATGCGCTGAAGCAAGCGGAGCAAACCGCGTCAGTCATTGGTTTTGTAGTAAAGGCTGGGCCAGACGCGTATAAGGACACAGGTAAGTTTCCTAATGGCCCGTACTGTAAGGAAGGTGACTTCGTAATTTTTCGTTCGTATTCCGGCACACGGTTTAAGATTGAAAAACAGGAGTTCCGTCTGATTAATGATGACACCGTTGAGGCTGTTGTCGATGACCCAAGGGGATATACAAGAGCATGAATAATAATATAGCCGAAAAACAAGAAGAAGATTTCACTGAGGTGGAGTTGGAATCAAACAATGAGCTTGAGGTTGATATCGTTGACGATACACCTGAAGCCGATAAGGGCAAACCTCGCCGTGCGGAAGATGCTGAACCGCAAATTCCAGAAGACGATGAGATTGCAAACTACAGTGAAAATGTGCAGAAGCGCATTAAGCAACTGAAGTATGAGTTTCATGAAGAGCGCCGCCGCAAGGAAGAGGCGTCAAGACTTCAAGACGAGGCTGTTAATTACGCCCGAAAAGTTTATGAGGAGAATCAAAAGCTCCGTAAAACCCTTGAAGAGGGTGAAGGGGTTTTGGTTGAGCAAGCTAAGAACCGTGTTGAGGCACAGTTAGACCGTGCAAAATCTGAGTACAAGGAAGCCTATGAGACAGGTGACCCTGACAAGTTAATTGAGGCACAGGAAAAACTTACTGCACTCCAGAATGAAAAATTTAGAGTTGAGTCTTATAAGCCAAAGCCTCAGCCAGAGGTTAAGGAAGTTCCAGAGCCACTGGCAAAAAAAGCAAAGGTTCCAGAGCCAGACGCAAAAACAAAGGCGTGGGCGGAGGAAAACAAATGGTTTGGCAATGACACAGCTATGACAGGGTTTGCTTTTGGGGTACATGAAAATCTAGTAAAAGAGGGAATTAACCCCCAAACACAAGCAGATGAGTATTATAGCCGTATTGATGCAGAGATGCGTCAGCGGTTTCCAGACAAGTTTGGTGAACAGATTATTGAGGAAGAAGCACCTGTTCGTCAAACTGGCCCCGTGGTGGCCCCCGCACAGCGGAGTGCAAAGAAACCACGCAGAGTGCAATTAACCTCAACACAAGTCGCTCTCGCCAAGCGCCTTGGCCTCACGGCAGAACAATATGCGGCGCAACTCTTGAAGGAGGTATCTAATGTCTGACAGAACCCCACGCTCAAACAAGTCTCGTGATAACGAGGCTCGTAAAAAAACTTGGCAAAGACCGACCATGTTACCTACCCCCGAACCCCGCGAAGGTGTTGAATATCGCTGGGTACGCACATCAACTTTGGGGCAGGCTGACAACACCAATGTGTCGTCTAAATTTCGTGAGGGCTGGACGCCAGTCAAGGCAGAAGACCATCCTGAATTACAAGTGTTGCCTGATATCGACTCTCGATTTGAAGGTAATGTTGAGGTTGGAGGCTTGCTACTCTGCGAGAACTCGACCGAATTTGCAGAATCTCGGCGTGAAGCACACGATGAGATGAATGCACAACAGATAGAATCTGTAGATAATAATTATCTACGTCAATCTGACCCTCGTATGCCTGTTCTACAACCAGAACGGTCTACGAAAACTTCGTTTGGTAAGTAACTTTAATTAGGCGCTTACCGTTATGTTAATGGCTAGATAGAAGAGAGGAATAAGCAAATGTCTTCAACTGCCGCTCCCTTCGGTCTGCGCCCGATTGGCCGTCTCGACAGTGGTTCTCTTGAGGTTTTCCGTCAGTACCCAATAGCTTCTGGCTATGGCACTGCGATTGCCACAGGGGATATTGTTCACCTAGTTGACGGTGGTACAGCCACTACAATCGAAAAGCAGTCCGCTACTGGCGATGATTCGACTGAAATCGATATCGTTGGTATCTTCATGGGGTGTTCGTACACAGACCCGAACACCAACCAAAAGACGTTCAGCCAGCTATATCCAGCAAGCACTGCCGCTTCTGATATTATGGCGTATGTTGTAGATGACCCGAATGTGTTGTTCACTATCCAAGCGGATGGTGCGCCAACAAATACAGGCGACATCTATGGCAAGAACACCCTTCTTGTTCAAACTGCTCCAAACACTTCACTGAAAATTAGTCGTGTAGCGTTGGACATTTCCGAACTCAGCACAGATGCTCAAAACCCAATTCGGGTTATTGATTATCTTGGTGGTGACCAAGGCGATGAGAAAGGTACGTCTTTCCCAATTCTGGTATGTAAGTTCAACTATCACCAGCACGCACTTGCGACTGGTTCAGCGTAAGGAGTAGAAAATGGCTATAACACGCGCACAACTCCTGAAGGAACTGTTACCGGGTCTTAACGCACTGTTCGGTTTGGAATACGAAAAGTATGAAAATGAACACGCAGAAATCTATGAAACTGAAACATCAGAGCGTAGCTTCGAGGAAGAAGTAAAGCTGTCTGGTTTTGGAGCCGCTCCCGTAAAACCGGAGGGGTCAGCGATTTCGTTTGACAGCGCTCAGGAATCCTTCACAGCCCGTTACAACCACGAAACTGTGGCAATGGGCTTTTCCGTAACTGAAGAAGCAATGGAAGATAATTTGTATGATGCGCTTTCAGCACGTTATACAAAGTCTCTTGCCCGTGCGATGGCGTATACCAAGCAGGTAAAAGCCGCCGCATTGCTAAACAATGGCTTTACCACCTTTTCATCAGGTGATGGAGTAACATTGTTTAATTCTTCTCACCCGACCGTACAGGGTGGAACTAACTCAAACCGTCCAAGCACAAATGCTGACTTGAACGAAACTTCTTTGGAAGAAGCAGTTATTAACATTGCCGCATTCGTTGATGAGCGCGGTTTGTTGATTGCCGCTCGTCCACGCAAGTTGGTTATTCCGCCAGCACTGATGTTCGTTGCAACTCGTCTGTTACAGACAGATTTGCGTGTCGGCACAGCTGATAACGACATCAATGCTATTCGGTCAAACGGTTCGATTCCAGAAGGCTTCCGTGTCAATCACTATCTGACTGACAACGATGCGTTCTTCCTGACAACCGATGTACCAAACGGCATGAAGCACTTTGTCCGTACACCAATGTCAACATCTATGGATGGTGACTTTGACACAGGCAATGTTCGCTACAAGGCCCGTGAGCGTTACAGCTTCGGTGTGTCCGACCCATTAGGCATTTACGGCTCACCCGGAGCATAATTGTACTATGGTATAAACTTTTAGATTGGGCGGCTTCCGGGTCGCCCTTTCTTTTTGTATAATGACTATGAACCTTGACAGTCGCATACTGCGGCTGACACTAGCCAAGACAAGGAGTTCCCATGGCTAATACTACTTTTAGCGGTCCCGTCCGCTCAGAAAACGGTTTCAAAAATATTATTAAAAGCGCAACAACTGGTGACCTAACCAGTGAGATGACACTTTCTGTTTACACCGCTACTGTAACAGTTGCTAACGGTGCTACTACAGGAAAAGAATCTGCTATCGGCATTCCATCAAACTTTATTCCTATGGCTGTTATGGTCGCAGTTACAGGCGCGGCGTCTAACAACGTAAACCTAGTTGACATCGGCACAGACGCAGACACAGATGGGTTTGTTGACGGCATCACTGCGGCAGTAAACTCAACTGGCTTCAAAGGCTTCTTCCCATGTAATGGTGTATTGGGTATGTCTGGCGGTACAACAACAGCCGCTACAGAGACAGCAGATGAAGTTGAGGTTGTTCTTTCCGGTGACCCCGGAGCAGACACAACTGTGGTCCTGAAGTTCATGGGTATTTCTAGCTCATCAGACGCTTCGTAGGAGGCTGATATGAGCAGGTCCGATGTATTTGCCGTTACCAAAACAGCAGATGCCACTGTTTACGCTGGTCGTGCAAGAGTGCGTCAGATACAGGTGGTGACCGCTGGCTCTGGTAGCCCGCAAGTCGTTCTAAAGGACGGGGGTTCCGGTGGGACCACCTTGCTAGATGTTGCCTTTGGTACATCCAGCACATTCTCTGTAAACATCCCAGACAATGGTATTTTATTTGAGACAGATGTCTATTTAGATTTGACTGCGTGTTCTAGCGTAACGGTGTTCATGTCATAGGGGGTAGGCTATGCCTAGAAAAAGAGAAACCCCAATAAAGACATCCGTAAAATCAGGTAATTTCCGCCCTACCAAAAGTGGGGCGGGGATGACCAAAAAGGGTGTTGCCGCTTATAGAAAGGCAAACCCCGGTAGCAAACTAAAGACTGCTGTTACTGGTAAAGTCAAGAAAGGGAGCAAGGACGCAAAGAGACGTAAGTCTTTCTGCGCTCGTTCTGCTGGTCAAATGAAGAAGTTCCCTAAAGCGGCAAAGAATCCAAACAGCCGTTTACGTCAAGCTAGAAGACGGTGGAAGTGCTAAATGCCAATCTCAAGAGCCTCCATGAGGCAACAAATGAAAGGTAATAGGATGGCAAAGACAAGATTTATGCGCGATATGATGAAGGGAGTTAAGAAAATTCCTGAAGGCGCAATAAAAACAAAGAAAAAACCAAAGCTAAAAAAGAAAGCTGGCGGCGGTAAAGTAATGAAAGCCAACATGGGTAAGCTGTTAGAGACAGTTTCTCCAGCGTACAGCCTTATGAAGGGCAAAGGCCCAATATCAGACGCCTTTAGTGGCGCTGGTGGAATGGGCTTAGGCGGCATTCTAGGTATGCTTGCTAAAGGTCAAAAGGGCAAAAGAAAAGGCATGGAAGCTGACCAAATGAAGCAAATGCAAAGAATGTATGGCGGCGGAGCCATGAAGAAGCGGCGTGATGGCATTGCTTCCAAGGGCAAAACAAAAGGCACTATCAGGTAATGCGAAAAACCTATAAAGGCAAAAAAGCCCCCGCAGGCTATCACTTTATGCCTAACGGTAAGCTAATGAAAGATACGGCCCACAAAAAAAGTGGTGGCTCTGTGAGAAATTATAAAGGTGAATATAGTAATTATCACTCATCTACAGAGCAAAAGAAACGCCGTGCTAGTAGAAATACAGCCCGCAGAAGATTGACTGCGGCAGGCAAGGTGAAAAAAGGTGACAAAAAGGATGTTGCACACAAGAATGGTAACCCTAAAGATAATCGTAAAAGCAATCTTAGGGTAGTTGCTAGAAATCTTAACAGGTCTTTTCCAAGGACCAGAACGGCAAAAAAGGTAAGCAGGAGGTCATAATGTACGTTGGTAGCTCAAACGGATACGCTGTTCCTGTTTACAAAACTAGCGACAGTACAACTAGAACAAGAGTTCACTGTGGTAACTGTCCAAGATGCAATGAAAAGCTAGTTACTGTGTTTGTCCATGGGCATGAGCAGTGTTCTAAATGTGGTTCAGTTGTACATGATTGCTGTCAAGGAGAAAGAGCATGAGAGCGGCAAAGATGATGTGCGCCAAGCGCAAAAAGCCAATAGCCATGAAAAGAGGTGGAAACCCAGTGGCTAAAAGATTATCTGACCCCAAGTTCAAGCCAAAGGTTGTAAAGCCAAAGAAAGGTAAGGGGTCTTATTCACGGAAGGGCAAAGCCCTTCCTATGAAGTCTGGGGGCAAAACAAAGTCAAGGGTAAACGAGGCTGGAAACTACACAAAGCCGGGTTTGAGAAAACGTATTTTTAAT